CTCTGTGAGATTTCCTAAACACGGCCCGGCGGCGCACCCCCTGCCCCTGCGTCAACCCGTGTGGCCACAGACGGCATGTGGTCTTTGTAACGTGCTGTAACGCGAGCCTGTAACGTTACAACACGCGGCGCGCGGTTATAAGCCCCTGCTGCATGCAGGGTTGTAACGTTACAAGCCGAGGGGTGTAACGTTACGCGCCACGCGGACCGGGGGGGACAGGGCCGGCGGGGTACTGGTACTAGTACAGGTCACCCGCACAAATTTTTTATTTTTTAAAATCAAAAACTAAGGTACAACACAGCATGTTTGTTAACCCGCACACATTCCATTCGCTTCCACTTGCTGAGCGACCGGCGTTAAAAGCTACAGAAGCCCGACTCGAACAAATTTACAAAGCCTCTAAGCAAGGCCTTAAAGGAGACGCCCTTGCAATGGCTTCAGGAATGCTGCCTGTTGAGTTTAACCGGCTTAAGCAAGTAGACCCGCTTGTAGAAATGGCAATCCTTAAAGGCAAAGCTGATTGCGAGGCGGAGATGGCCAGCATAATTATCCAGGCCGCGCGTAACGGCGACGCCAAGGCTGCGCTGGACGTCCTCAAGCACGTTCACGGCTGGCAGGCCGCCCAGCAGGTCAACGTAAACGTACAGGGCCAGATCAGCATCACGGACGCCCTGCGCGCGGCAGAGCAGCGCGTCATTGAAGCGACGCCAGTCACAACCACCTATCAGGTAAGCGACCAATGAACACCGGCAACCAAAAAATAGACGAGCGGTCGCTCAAGCGTTTAGCCGGCGTAAACCCCAAACTAGTCAAACTAATAAAGACGTTTGCAAAATCTTCCGTCCAAAAGTTTATTGTAACTGAGGGCCTGCGGACGCCGGAGCGGCAAAAACAGCTGGTTCAGGCGGGGGCGTCGCGAACGCTGAACTCTAAGCACCTGATCGGCCGGGCGGTGGATCTGGCTGTAGTGGTGGACGGTGAGGTCAGATGGGACTGGCCGCTGTACCGCATACTGGCTGACGACCTGAAAGCGCACGCAGCCAGGGCGGGCGTAAAGATCATAGCCGGGGCGGACTGGCCGCGGTTCAAAGACGGGCCGCACTTTGAGCTGGACAAGAGCGAGTAACCCCAACCATGCAGATGCCGATCTACGACGCCGACTCAGAGATGACGCTGATGTCGCGTCTGTGGTCGCCCGCGATCAAAGACGACCCACTGGCGTTTGTTATGTTTTTGTTCCCGTGGGGCCAGCCCGGCACGCCGCTGGAGCACTTTACAGGACCGCGTAAGTGGCAGCGTGAGGTGCTGCGCGACCTGGCTAAGCACATCAAAGACAACAAGGGTCAGGTGGACTTTAAGACGCTGCGCATGGCGACGGCGTCAGGACGCGGCATCGGCAAGTCGGCGCTGGTGAGCTGGCTGACGATCTGGATGCTGACCACGCGCATAGGCTCATCGACGATCGTCAGCGCCAACTCGGAAAGCCAGCTGCGCTCCATCACCTGGGCGGAGATCACTAAATGGCTGAGCATGGCGCTCAACAGCCACTGGTTCGAGGTCAGCGCGACCAAGGTTGGGCCGGCTAAGTGGCTGACAGAGCTGGTGGAGCGCGACCTCAAGTTGGGCACGCGCTACTGGTCAATAGAGGGACGGCTGTGGTCGGAGGAAAACCCGGACGGGTACGCGGGCGTGCATAACTACGCAGGCGTCATGCTGGTGTTCGACGAGGCGTCCGGTATTGCAGACGCTATATGGTCGGTTGCGGCGGGGTTCTTTACGGAGAATACACCTAACAGGTTCTGGTTTGCGTTCAGTAACCCACGCCGCGGGTCGGGTTACTTCTATTCTACCTTCCACGACAAGCGTGACTTCTGGCAAACGCGCACGGTGGACGCACGCGACGTCGAGGGCACGGACAAGGCGGTCTACCAGCAGATCATAGACGAGTACGGCGCGGACTCGCCACAGGCGTACGTAGAGGTCTACGGTGAGTTTCCGCCGGAGGGCGACGAGCAGTTCATATCGCGGACGCTGGTGGACGAGGCCGTCAAACGTAACAAGGACTCAATCAAAGACCCTGAAGCGCCCGTGGTCATAGGCGTGGACCCGGCGCGGTTCGGGGCGGACGCAACGGTCATCGTAGTGCGCCAGGGACGGCACATAACGGCCATCAAGCGCTATCGTGGCGAGGACACCATGGAAACCGCAGGGCGCATTATAGACGCCATAGAGGAGTTTAAGCCGGTGCTGGTGTGCATCGACGAGGGCGGGCTGGGCGCGGGCGTCTATGACCGGCTGAAGGAGCAGCAGTACAAGCAGGTCAGACCCGTCAACTTTGGCAACTCCAGCAAGAAGCCCATGATGTACGCCAACAAGCGGGCGGAGATGTGGGGGCTCATGCGTGAGTGGCTCAAAACGGGCAACATACCGGACGACAGGATGCTGAAGGTGGACCTGACAGGACCAAAACAGGAACTGACCAGCACAGGTACGTTCAACGGCGCAATCAAGCTGGAGAGCAAACAGAAGATGAAAGGCAGAGGGCAGGCCAGCCCTGACGCTGCGGACGCCCTGGCGCTGACGTTTGCGTTTCCGGTTGCGTCCAAAGGCAACCGAACAGGGCGCGTTGACAAGCCAAAGCCGCTGGAATACGGTCGCAACGCGACTAATTACAACTGGATGGCGAGTTAATTGCCGATAGATACGCCGGATAAAGACGACGTGCTGTCTGTCATGCGTAACCGCATGACTATGACCGTGTCTGCATGGCAAAACACGCGCAGCGACCAGCTGGATGACCTCCGATTTGCCGCTGGCAGTCCGGATAACCAGTTTCAGTGGCCCTCAGATGTGCTGGCGACACGCGGATCGGTGCAGGGACAGGCCGTAAACGCCCGGCCGTGCATTACGATCAACAAACTGCCCCAGCACATACGTCAGGTGACTAACGAACAGCGCCAAAACCGGCCATCGGGCAAGGTAATACCGGCTGATGACCTTGCTGACCCCAAGGTTGCCGAGGTTTTTGACGGTATGATCAAGCATATCGAGTATATCTCGGACGCGGACGTCGCTTACGACACGGCTTGCGACAACCAGGTCACTTTTGGCGAGGGCTACATCCGTATTCTGACAGAATACTGCCGCGAGGACAGTTTTGATCAGGATATCAAGATCGGACGGGTAAGAAACTCGTTCAGCGTCTACATGGACCCGGCAATTCAGGATCCGTGCGGTGCAGACGCTGAGTTTGTGTTTATTACCGAGGACATATCCAAAGATGAATACGAACGGCAGTTTCCTGATGCGCAACCCATCAGTTCACTGCTGAGCAGAGGCGTGGGTGACGCACAGCTGGGTCAGTGGTTGCAGTCTGAAACTATCAGGATCGCAGAATACTTCTATATAGCGCACAGAAAAGCGACCCTGCACCTCTACCCGGACAATATGACGGCGTTCAAAGGCTCGCCGCAGGACAAGATGCTGGCCGGCATGTTTGGCAAGCCCCTGCGCACGCGGGAGGTTGATCGGCGGCAGGTTAAGTGGATCAAAACAAACGGTTACGAGATCCTCGAAGAGCGGGACTGGGCTGGCAAGCACATTCCGGTTGTCCGGGTCATCGGTAATGAGTTTGAGATAGACGGCAGGCTGTACATCTCTGGTCTGGTGCGTAACGCCAAGGACGCCCAGCGCATGTACAACTACTGGACCAGCCAGGAAGCTGAGATGCTGGCGCTGGCCCCCAAAGCGCCGTTTATTGGCTATGGCGGCCAGTTTGAGGGCTACGAGCTACAGTGGAAAACGGCTAATACCAACAACTGGCCCTATCTGGAGGTCAATCCTGACGTTACGGATGGCGCTGGAGCCGTGCTGCCGCTGCCCCAGCGCGCACCGCCTCCGCTGGCCCAGACGGGCCTCATACAGGCTAAAATGGGCGCTGCGGACGACATTAAAGGCACGACGGGCCAGTATGACGCCAGTTTGGGTATGCAGGGCAACGAGCGGTCGGGCAGGGCGATCCTCGCGCGTGAGAAGCAGGGCGACACAGGCACGTACCACTACGTGGACAACCTTGGCCGGGCTATCCGCTACGTCACCCGGCAGCTGGTAGACCTGATACCTAAGATCTACGACACCCAGCGGGTCGCGCGCATCATCGGCGTCGATAGCGAGGTGGGGATGGTTAAGATCAACCCCATGCAGCCTACGCCGGTCAACGAGATCCGCGACGAGATGGGCACCGTCATCGAAAAGATCTACAACCCGACGATCGGCCTATACGACGTCATGGTGACAACTGGCCCCAGCTACATGACCAAACGTCAGGAAGCGCTGGATAACATGGCGACCATCCTGCAATCCAACCCGCAGGTATGGAGCATAGCCGGCGACCTGTTCGTTAAAAACATGGACTGGCCGGGCGCGCAGGAGATGGCGGCGCGGTTCAAGAAGATCATTGATCCCAAGCTGCTTGAGGACGACGACAAGTCGCCTGTGCTGCAACAGGCGGAGCAGCAGATCGAGGCGCTGAGCCAGGAGCTGAATATCATGTCTGATATGCTCCAGAAGGTGCAGCAGTCGATGGAAGCGCAGGAGCTGCAAATCAAGGCGTACGACGCTGAGACCAAGCGCATCAGCGCGGTGCAGCAGTCGATGACCCCGGAACAGATACAGGACATCGTCATGGGGACCATCAGCGCGGCGATGGACACGGGCGACATCATGCCGGGTAACATCCAGCTGCCACCCATGGAGCCTATGGAACAGCCTCCCATGGAACAGCCTATGCCTGAACAGCCCATGCCAATGGGGCCAATGGCATGACCTGCGAAGTGTTCATAGGTCAGCTGTTTCTGGCTCGGGATGTAGCCCACAGCGTGCATCTAAGCACGCGCAGCTACGCTAAGCATGTGGCGCTGAACAACTTTTACGATGAAGTTATCGAGCTGACGGATAAGTTTGCCGAGGCGTATCAAGGGCGTTATGGCCTGATTGGACCTGTTAAACGGGTCGTAACCAAAGACCCTGAATCAATTATACCGTTTCTTCAGGCCAGTATGGAACGCCTGACAGAAATGCGTTATAAGGTCTGCGACAAAGCAGACACACCGCTTCAGAACATTATCGACGAAATCATAGGGCTCTATCTGACGACCCTGTACAAACTGAAATTCCTGGCGTGAGGATGTCATGGGCCTAAAATCAACAACCGTCTGCCTGGGCTACCAGCAGATTACCAGCCTGTCTGCTTCTACGGGTCTGACAGTGCCCTCCGGCGCTACGCTGGCACTGGTTGTGCCGGAGACGGAAAACGTGCGCTGGCGGGACGATGGCACGGCCCCTACGGCCTCTGTGGGTATGCCGATCTTTGTCGGGGCCAGCCTCAGCTATGACGGCGACCTTAATCGCATACGGTTTATAGAGGAAGCCGCCTCCGCCAAGCTTAACGTAAGTTATTATGCATGATACGGATTCGGTCCACATCTGGCGATGACATGCGTATCAAGCGCAGGCTTGAATACTATGACGCTGGCGATGGACCGCAACTTTTTTTCGGGATTGGTAGTGCGGTTGCGCCTCTTTCCACTGAATACCTCATCGTTGCGGGGGGTGGGGGTGGCGGACAAGGCGAGTCCGTTTCTAATGGAGATGGCGCGGGTGGTGGAGGCGCTGGTGGTTATCTTACCAACAATTTAAGTATTGTTTCAGCAAGTTATACAGTTACGATTGGCGGCGGTGGCGCTGGATCAACTAGTATTTCAAACAAAGGCACCAACGGATCAAATAGTGTTTTTAGTTCTGTAACTGCTACAGGCGGTGGCGGTGGCGGATCTGACAACTCTGATCCAACAGGTATAAATCAAGGTGCAAATGGTGGAAGCGGAGGTGGCGCTGCATCATACACCACTGGCGGTCCGGGAGAACAAACCGTATCTGGCGGTACTGGCACTTCTGGACAGGGCAATAACGGAGGATCAAGCCTAAGTGGAGGTGTTAGTTTAAATAGAGGCGGGGGTGGAG